GGGAAGAAGTTCCTTCACCATAGGATGAAAAGATTATGAATGACGGCGTAAAAATTTTGCTTGAACGCATGAAGACCAACCCCGAAGAGTTTGTTGGTGTGCATGGTAAATGGAATCATGTGATATCTGAGCACATTGCTTTTTTAGAAGAAGCCGACAGGAAAGCAATTACTGGGGGCATAGATAAAATAATGCAACAACACTTTACGGAAGAAGTAATGAAGGAACTTATTGACCCGCACCAAGAAACAAAAGACTGGGTAGAAAAAGTAATGGACTCACACGGTTTAAAAGGAACAACTTGGGGAAGGCTACAAGTTTGAACATCATCACCTTAGACTTCGAAACTTACTACGACAGGGCGTTTAGCTTATCAAAGCTAACGACAGAAGAATATGTTCGTTCAGATATGTTTGAAACAATAGGCGTTGCTATAAAGGAGAACGACAATGAAGCGATTTGGTTTAGCGGAACACACGATGAGATTTCTAGGTTCTTGTATAAGTTTGATTGGTGTCATTCTTTTGCACTTGCTCACAACGCTATGTTTGACTCCGCTATTCTTTCTTGGCGGTTTAATATTCAACCGATGGCTTGGCTGGACACGCTTAGCATGGCTCGTGCAACAGATGGGCTTGAGGCTGGAAACAGTCTTGCTAAATTGGTGGACAGATACTCTTTGGGGCAGAAGGGAACGGAAGTTCTTGATGCTTTGGGTAAAAGACGCCAAAACTTTAGTGCTGGGGAACTTAATGTTTATGGTAACTATTGCATTAACGACGTGGAGCTAACCTACAAGCTATTTAATATCTTAGCACAGCGCTTTTCAAAGACAGAACTTCAGCTTATTGACTTAACAACGAAGATGTTCTCCGAGCCGATACTGCAACTAAACACTCCATTACTAGAACAACATTTGATGCAAGTTAAAGCCCGCAAAGAGAAACTACTTGATGCTTGCATATCAGATAAAGACACCCTAATGAGCAACCCCAAGTTAGCTGAACTGCTTATAGGTCTAGGTGTAGAACCGCCAACAAAGATAAGCCCTGCTAATGGGAAGGAGACCTATGCTTTTGCTAAAAACGACGAAGGATTTAAGGCGTTGGCTGAACACTCTGATGAACGAGTTCAAGCTATCATTGCCGCTAGACTGGGGACGAAGTCAACCCTTGAAGAAACACGGACGGAAAGATTCATTAATATTAGTTTACGGGGCAATATGCCTGTACCACTTCGTTATTATGCTGCTCATACTGGTCGTTGGGGTGGCGATGACAAACTAAATCTACAAAATCTGCCACGCAAATCTTTGCTTAAAGATGCAATTACAGCGCCAAAGGGTCATGTGCTTATAGACGCCGACTCATCACAGATTGAAGCAAGGATTGTTGCATGGCTATCAGGGCAAAACGACCTCATCGAAGCGTTTGAAAGGAAAGAAGATGTATATAAAATCATGGCATCGGCGATCTATAACAAAGAGGAGAAAGATATTACCTCGGAGGAAAGGTTTGTGGGTAAGACGACAATTCTTGGCGCAGGCTATGGGATGGGTAGCATTAAGTTCAGGATACAGCTTAAAACTTTTGGGACTGAAATTGAAGAGTCGGAAGCTGCGAGAATTATCGAAGTTTACAGGCGCACCTATCCACACATCCCAAAACTTTGGAAAGAAGCTAATAATTCCCTCGAAGCCCTATGTGAAAGAAAAACTTGTAAAGTGGGGGTTCAACCCCAAGCGCTTAGTCTTACGGCAGACGGTTTTTTATTACCATCGGGACTCTTCCTCAACTACAAAGACTTAAGAAAAGATAGCGATGAAATCGAAGGCTACTCATACTCAAGCCGACGGGGTCGTATAAAAATATACGGCGGTAAGGTTGTGGAGAATGTTTGTCAAGCATTGGCTAGGTGTGTCATCGGTGAGCAGATGCTAAGAATAAGTAAGCGGTACAAAGTTGCGCTGACTGTGCATGACGCAATCATGGCGGTTGTGAAGGAAGAAGAGGCGGAAGAAGCCAAGGCTTATGTAGAAGAGTGCATGAAGTGGAGGCCGAGCTGGGCGTTAACATTACCCCTTTCTTGCGAAGTAGGCGTTGGTAAATCATATGGAGAATGCTAATGAAATTTTTTGCGTGGGTAGGGGCGGCTTTTATTTGTTGGACAAGTTTCATGCTTTACATGGTTTATCAGGAGCATAAAAAACAAGTGTATGCGTGTTCGGACTTAAGACCAAATGCGCCAATAGATGTAGTTAAACAGTGCGAAAGACTAACAAAGAAAGGAAGCAAATGAATCAAGAAATGGATGTTTTTGTGGAAGATACTTTATGGAGCGCATCCCAAAGAATAGAATCCCTAGGTTATAAAGTTGGCAATGCGGCTGATGTTTTAGAAGCTATAGCGGCTGAAACCAACGAAGATCCAACTAGCGGGGCACTTTGGTTTATGCGTGATGCATTAAAAGCTTTAGCAGACGAAATAATTTTGGAAGCAGACAAATTGCTCGAAGATAGAAAAGCATTAAAGGACAGCATAAAATCTGTTAAAGGCAAGAAAAGCAAATGACAGACAAAATACTACCCTTTACAGGGAACACCGTGTTAGATAGCGATGCCGACGATATATTGGAAGCCAACAAAGGCAAGTACGAAGGCTTTGTAATAATAGGTTATGGACATGATGGGGAAGAGCGCCTTATCTCTACGACCAGCGACTCTGCTTTAATACTATGGTGGCTTGAGAGAGCCAAGAAAACTATTTTAGAGAGTGCTGATCCATACGAGGACTGGGAATGAATCTACAAATTGTGCACAATAAAACGGCTAAATGGAAAGACGGTACTTGGGATGTGGCGGATAAACCATTATATTTTTGGGAACATAACGGCACTCAATCACCTACATTTGCTGTTTTTGCAGACGCATTAAACTGGATTATTAAGCACGACGAGGAAAGAAATGGATAAACCAACAGACGAGTACAAGGTTTGCAGTTTGGAGGAAGCCGAAGCGTTTGCCAAAAAACGACGGAAAGATCTGAGAGAAATGAATACAGGATTGTTTGACGATATTCAAATCAATAACCCCGATAGAGACAAGGCATGGGAAGCATTTATTAAACGCAAAGATGTTGAAGGTTGGGCGGTTGATAAAGAGGGCTTTCCTTTAAATGGCTTTTACGATGTGTGGTGCATTGCATGGAGTAAGGCACAAGCAGAAAGGGCGAAAAATGAATAAGCCAAACTATGTAGCAGAAGCACCATACCAACCCGGCTATGAGGATGCCGTAGTCACGGAGCCAAAGCCATTTTTATGCGGAATCTACAAGTCTAAACCCTTGAGCGATAAGAAAATAGTTGAAATTGCTACAGAGCATATTCATATGACTTTAGGTGGCGAAAGATTTGGATATTTGGAATTTGCCAGAGCAATAGAAAAGGCACATGGAATCAAATGACTAAATTTGCTTGGTCTTACTCATCCCTTGGGTTGTTTCAGCAATGCCCTAAAAAGTATTACCACCTTCGTGTGCTCAAAGATACCAAAGAGCCTGAGAGTGAGCCGATGCTTTATGGTAAGGCAGTGCATGAGGCGGCTGAGAAATACATAGGAGAAGATGTTCCAATACCGGAGAAGTTCTCATTCATTACTCCAATATTAGATATTCTTAAGGCTATACCCGGCCAAAAGTATTGCGAATACAGAATGGGTCTGACCAAGGAACTAAAGCCCTGCGAGTTCTTTGATGCGGATGTCTGGTTTAGAGGCGTAGCCGACCTGCTTATTGTTAATGGCGAACTAGCCCATGTCATAGATTACAAGACAGGCAAAGATAGTAAGTATGCCGACACCAAGCAGTTAGAACTCATGGCTTTGGCGGTGTTTAAGCACTTCCCCAAAGTTAAGAAAGTCAAAGCAGGATTAGCGTTTGTTGTATGTGAAGATTTTATTCAAGCCAAATACGACAAAGAGAATGAACCAAAGTTTTGGTTACGATGGATTGAAGAGACCGACCGCCTCACTCTAGCATACGAGAATGATATGTGGAATCCAAAACCTAACTTTACTTGTAGAAAGTTTTGCCCAATAATGACTTGTCAACATAACGGAAGAGGAGAATATAGATGAAAAAAGTATCATGGGAAGAATCGCTTAGGGTCGCCCAACCTAGAGAACTAAACATATGGGATGGGGTATACAAACCAAAACTGCACCCCTATGCCGACCGCATTGCAGAAAACAAAAGGATACCTAGTTTATGGACACCAACCAAAGTAGAAGGGAGCAGGAAATAATGGAAATCAAATGCAAAATGATTAAAGAGTTACCTGATGGTTCAGCCATCATAACTATAGACTTAGACGAAGACGCCAAAGAGTTCTTAATTGGTGAAGGTTTTTTAACTATAGTTAAGCGCTCCCTTGCGTCGTCTGAAAGCTATGTGCCAAAAGAAAAGGCTAAAAAGAAATGAACGAGCAAGATCTAAGAGATTGCTTTGCAATGTTTGCTTTGATGGCTGTTGTGTTTGCACACAAAGGGGAAGATTCAGAATCAGCTTCGGTTACAGCCTATGAGTACGCAGATGCCATGTTAAGAGCACGAAACAAAGAACCCGAACAAGAGGTTGGTATTGTTGCAGCTAAGTCAAGAAGAAAGGCAAAAGATGCATGAGTAGAGAACCGGGGGATGTAGAAAAAGATTTATACGCAATGACCCAAGAAGAGATTGCAGAAATATTGGGTGTAACAAAATCGGCAATAATACAACTAGAGAAGAAAGCACTAGCAAAAATAACTGCAAAACTTATTGAGCGTGGTTTTGACTTTGAAGATTTTTTTGGAGAAAAAAATGAGCATGACTGGATGGCAAAAGCATGGACAAAGCGAGCAAAGCGAGCAAACCCAGAGCCAAGAAGACATCGTAAACAATCCTAAACATTACACTTCCCATCCTTCGGGAGTGGATTGCATCGACATTACTGAGCACATGAACTTCTGTCTTGGTAACGCATTGAAATATATTTGGCGTGCGGATTTAAAAGGTGATGCTATTGAAGACTTACAAAAAGCTGCTTGGTACATAAACAGAGAAATAGAAAGGAGAAGCAAATGAGTGACGAACAAATAACCCCATACAATCCAGACTGGTTTCCGCCATGCTTTGAAAGCAAAAAACAGCACAGAGAATATATGTGGCAAGTCTTTAGGACAAAGCAACCCGAAGACGAACTTAATTACTGCATGGACTGTAATAGGGAATACAAAATTAAAATGCTTAAAGAAAAGCGCTGTGAGCATCCTGAGACTATTTTTGTCACATGGAAAAACACGGTTAAGTTTTCAAAAGAAGAAGTAATGTCCAAGCCTGTTGTGCCTACACATACCGAGCAAGAAGAACCTGACGTAATTGGAATATCTAACCTAAGTAGATTTTGGAACACTCCCGCCTATGACAAACCCTAATATAGAACCTATCCCTTTTATGGGGCTTGTAGACATTGAAGAGTACCAAGTAATCAATGACTTGAACGAATATATATGTAAAAACTACGGCAATAACCCTGAAAATATGCCAAAATATGTGGTGTTAGGAGACGGAAGTTTCTATATTTTCTACAAAGAGGAGCACAGATATGCCATATGTGAACAAGCCACGCCCATACAAAAAGGAATATCAGCAACAACTGGAGAGGGGGGAGCAGCCCAAGAGGAACACTCGAGAGAGAGCCCGCTATGCGATGGACAAGAAGGGCGTAGACAGGAAGGGGAAAGACATTGACCATGCTATACCACTATCCAAAGGCGGTACGAATGCTCCTAGCAACCTTAAGCTTAAATCTCCGAGTGCTAACAGGTCTTTTAGCCGGAACTCGGATCATACGGTAAAGAAGAATAAACCTAAAAATGGAAATACTAAATAACAAAGCAATACTGATTACGACTCGCCGACCGCATCTCGTAACCGAGTGCATACCAAAAAGCCAAATTGTTGAAACCCAAGGAGATTTACATAAAGTATTAGTTAATTGGGGATTAGAAGAAGCACAAGCACTATCCAAGTTAAGAGTTAAAAACGTACCGTCGCCTATAAATAAAGACTACAAATGGCCTGGTAAGTTTGCCCCAATGCAACACCAGCGAGAAACCGCAGCATTCTTAACACTTAATCAAAGAGCGTTTTGTTTTAACGAACAAGGCACAGGTAAGACCGCATCGTCAATATGGGCAGCGGATTATCTTTTGATTAAAGGCACCATATCTAGAGTTCTTGTTGTTTGCCCCCTATCTATTATGCAGTCCGCATGGCTAGCTGATTTGTTTAAGTTTGCTACGCACCGCAAAGTAGACATGGCTTACGGGGACAGACATAAACGCAAAGCTATCATAGAGGGCAACGCCGACTTTGTTGTAATTAACTATGACGGTGTTGAGATTGTCGCCGACTCCATTGCGAAAGGCGGGTTTGATTTAATTATTATAGACGAAGCTAACGCATATAAAACAATAACTACCCAGCGCTGGAAAGTTCTTAACGGGATAATAAACTCAAAGACTTGGATATGGATGATGACGGGTACTCCAGCAGCACAAAGCCCAACAGATGCATACGGGCTAGCCAAAATGTGCGTACCTAAAAACGTTCCTAAGTTCTTTGGCACCTTCAGAGATCAAACTATGCTACACGTCAGTAAGTTTAGATGGGTTCCAAAACCAAACGCCAACGAGGTTGTGTTTACTGCTCTTCAACCAGCCATCCGTTTTACTAAAGAAGAGTGCTTAGATCTACCGGAGGTTACACATGTTTTTCGGGACGCCCCCCTTACTCCGCAACAGGAGAAATACTACAAAATCCTTAAAAAAGAAATGCTCATGGTGGCAGACGGCGAGGAAATCAGCACAGTTAATGCAGCTGTTAACCTTAATAAACTTTTACAGATTAGCGGCGGCGCAGTCTATTCAGACACAGGCGCAGTGGTTGAGTTCGATGTGTCGAACAGGCTTAAAGTCATTCAAGAAGTTATTGAAGAAGCCAGTCATAAAGTTTTAGTATTTGTACCGTTTACCCATACCATAGAATTACTTGCTGCGCATTTAAAGAAAGCAGGGATAACCAACGAAATTATAAATGGTGCAGTGCCAGTAAATAAACGCACCGATATATTTAAACGGTTTCAGGAGAGGGAAAACCCTAGTGTTTTAATTATTCAACCACAAGCAGCCGCACATGGTGTAACATTAACTGCTGCAAACGTAATTATTTGGTATTCGCCTGTAACATCTATCGAAACATACCTGCAAGCCAATGCTCGTATTGATAGGCAGGGGCAGAAGAACCCGATGACTATTGTGCATATTAAAGGAAGCCCTGTAGAGGGAAGACTTTACAACCTGCTACAAAATAAATTAGACACGCATGAGAAGTTAATTGACCTGTATAAAAAAGAAGTTACAGAAAGTACTTGACAAGGTCAACAGATAGTATTAAGATGTATCAAACAGACATAGATCTGTCTCTAATGAAAGGAAATATATGGAAGTTAAACCATCAGTTGATGAACTCGTTACCGTCTACATTAAAATTCGTGACGCACGAGACGCTGCTCGCAAACAAGCCGATGAAGTAGATGCGGACTTTGATGAGCAGTTGGATGTGATTAATCAGCAAATACTAGAAATCTGCAAAGAAACAGGCGCCGACAGCATTAAAACAAAGCACGGCACTGCTATTCGCACGGTTAAATCTAGGTATTGGACTAATGATTGGGAGCGGTTTTATGACTTTATGTTTGAGCACAACGTGCCTGAACTGTTAGAACGTCGCATTCATCAGACCAACATTAAGCAGTTCTTAGGAGAAAACCCCGACTTGCTACCCGCCGGGTTAAATGTGGATAGCGCTTATACAATAACTGTAAGGAGAAGCAAATGAGCGAATTAGCTCTATTTAAAAAAGATCTACCCGACTATCTTAAGAAGGTCGAGTTAGACGATGCAACAAAGGCGTTACTTGGTAGTGGTGGCGGTGGCAAACGTATTTCTTTGCGTGGCGGTAAGTTCCGCATGGTAGTTAACAACGAAGAAGTTATGACTAGCAATAGTGATACTTTAAATATCGTTGTTGTTAACAACGCAAAGAGAGTGTCCCGCACTTTCTACGCCAAGGCATACAACCCTAAAGAAACAGCGACCCCTCCAGATTGCTGGTCTTCTGATGGCGAAACACCTGATGCAAGTATCGAAGAGCCACAGCATCACAACTGCAACGAGTGCCCACAAAACGTAAAGGGTTCTGGTCAAGGTGGTAGCCGTGCCTGCCGTCACTTCCGTCGTATTGCAGTAGCGCTTGCAGACGATGTTGGTGGAGATGTATATCAAATGACACTAGCTTCTAAGTCCATCTTTGGTAAAGGCGATTTAGAGCACATGCCGTTTGAGCAGTTCGGTAGCTATGTTGCATCACAGGGCTATAACTTAAACAACATGATTACTGAAATGCGTTTTGATCCTGATAGCGATACAGCTAAGCTATTCTTTAAACCACTAGCGTTCTTAACTGAGCAAGACTGGGAGATAGCTAAGCGTCAGGGTGCGTCTATGGCTGCTAAGAAAGCTATTGAGATAAGCGTTCCCAAAACCGACAGTGCTCCTAAATTAGCTGCACCGAAAGCAGAAGCGGAAGATCCTCGTGCTGAAGTAGCCGAGCCTAAAAAGCGTCCCGAGAAAAAAGCTACGGAACCAACTGCTAAGAAAGACGTTAAGTCAATCCTAAGTAGCTGGTCAACGGATGACGCATGAGCTTAAGAGGTTATAGCC